CTTATCATTACTATACCTGATCCGCCAGCTCCACCAGCTTTAATGTCAGAACCACTTGTAGGATTTTGTCTGCCACCACCGCCGCCTTTACCAGTATTAGCTGCTCCAGCAGCACCAGTACTATTTCCCACACTATTAGCTCCTCCACCAGCTCCTCCACCAGAAAATAATCTTGTTGTTGGTGCGGGAGGATTTGCTTCTCCATAACTTGTATAAGTTGGTCCTAAAAAAGCATCAAGAGCTATCGGACCACCAGCTCCACCTGAACCAAGCGAACTTCCTGTGCCATTAGTTCCAGCTCCAGCAGCTCCACCGCCACCACCACCAGAATAATAAGGTGAACCATTAGCGCCATTCCCTCCGTTGTTACCTTGAGGTGGGGCAACAGGAGGATCATTTCCAGTTCCTGCTGGACCGGCAGGTCCACATCTACCTTGACCACCACCTGATCCTCCAGGTTGTGCGGCTTCACAAGAAGCTGATGGATGAAGATCGGCTCCACCGCCACCACCACCAGCAGAAGTTATTGTACTAAAAATTGAATTTGAACCTTTTTTATTTTGACCACAATTTCCACAATTTCCTGCAGGACCACCAGCTCCACCTGCACCTACTGTTATAGGAAAAGATGCTACACTAGCTGTTAAACCTGCAACACAAGCCATTAAAGGATTAGGTTCAGTATAAGTAGAAGATGAACCTCTGAATCCACCTGCTCCTCCTCCACCTGCACCAAATCCACCTGTTCCACCTGCACCTGCTACTACAAAATAATCTACAACATTATTTGGTGCTGTTCCCGCTCCTGTAATATTAAATGTTCCAGAAGACGTAAAAACG